ATTAACTCAAAAAATTGTTCTCCCTTTTTTTCTTTTACTATCTCATTCATTTACAAATATACGAATAATTTTTAGATTTACCAAAACTTATTTGAGTTTGTCTATACAATCTCCTAATAATAATCTCATATTATCCAAAATTTTCTACATACTTTTTATGAAGTAATTTTTTCTCCATTTGTTCTCCATTTGCAGATTCTTTTTGTGTAATGATTCCATCCGATGAGTTACCATCATAAACCTCAATGAATCCAGTATTGGTATCCATTTTAGATGGGAAAGTAATTCCATCAGGTCCAAATCGGTTTTTCATAATATGGAATCGTGCAGTATTGTTCAATTTATCCTTACTCTTTCTACTGATACTCATAATGAAATCAGCGTTCATTACCTTAGCATAGGAATCTGCTACCTTATCCGCTTCGATAACTTCAGAATCAATTGCTGAACGATTGGTTTGGGATGCTGTCCAAATTGGAATACCTAACTCTCCACTAATTCCTCTCAACTCAATGTAAACACCACCTTGCTCTCCATAAGTTGAATCAGATTTATTAGTGTGAGATAATAACAAATCAGCATAATCAATAATTATCAAATCAGGTTTATTTCCTGCTGCTGTCATTTTCTCAATGTGAGATTCTATCTTTTTAGCAGATACACCTTTGGGTGGGAAGTACTTAATAAGAAGTTTACCATTTAACCTACTAATCTTTTCCTTAACAAATTCTTTTTTCTCTTTCACATCAGCAGATGGAATTTGTGTAAAGACAGTATCGTATCTTTGTCCAACATAATGTTCGGATAGTTCCAAAGAATAATGTACTACATTCAATCCTTTTTTTACTGCTGCTGCTCCTAAAGCACATAGTACCCAAGTCTTTCCAACACCAGAAGGTGCAACTGCTACTCCCAATTCACCAGGTCCCAAACCACCATCCATAAGTTCATTAATACAATCCCAACCAGTTGGAACAGTGTTTCTATTAACCTCTTCAGTTCTTTCTTCAAAGTCCAAAAGGTAATCGTGTCCCAAATCGGAATCAACTCCTACCTTCATTGCCTTATCTACTAAATCTTTGATTCTATCGTAGTTTCCAGCTTTAAGTAAATCAACTGAACTAACGATTGCTTGTTTAAGGTTTTGATTGATACAAAAGTTAGAAAACTCTTTTTTCACATATTCCAAATCAGAATCACCAACTTGAGTGAATACTGATTTGAGTTGTTCTACTACACTTTTCTGAAATCCTTTATCATCCAACTTTGAAACTTCAACCTTAAAAACATCAAGGGTTGGAGATTTCTTAAACTCATCGTAATAAGAAATTACCTCTTCCGCAATCCATTTATTTGCCTCGGATTCAAAAAACTTTGGATGTATAATCTCACTAAGAGTATCCAACATACGAACATCCGTAATCAAAGATGATAACACCTTTGTTTGAAAGGATTGTCCATATTTAGAAAGAGTATCTATATTCTGCATCTATAACCTAATTTGATTTCACAAATATAAGAAAAATTTGTGACATATCAAAACTATTTTGTAATAATATTTTGAAAGGTTGAATGTAACCAATCATTTATATCTCTCCAGTTTTGGAGAATTTTATATTTTTGACCAACTCTAAGAAAATCCAACTTCTTAAATTCTATATCATCTTGATTAAATCTATCTAAGATTTTTAATTTTTGATTTGTTGGAATATGTGGTTCATGAAGTTCCATTAATCTCTTATTCATCAAAAGTTGTTCTTTTGCTTCTAAGACATCATCATATAACTTGATTTTACCTTGTTTTTCTTCACATAGAGAGAAGAAGTCATCATGAGTGATAAGTTTATCCTCTTGTAGTTCTGGAAACCTCTTAATTAAGGTTTTTAGTCCACATCCTTTGATACCTGGTATGTTATCCGATTTATCACCATCCAAAGTTCTATATAAAAGAATATTTTGAGGCCATATACCAAATTCATCAAATACCATTTGTCTATCATATAATTTCTTTTTAGTAGGTGAAAATACCTTTACTTTATCAGAAACTAACTGAAGGAAATCTTTGTCAGTAGAAACAATTACAACCTCGCCATCTAAATCATATTGAGTATGTTTAGTTAAATATGCAATTGTATCATCTGCTTCTATACCATCATAAATCATGGTTTGGAGAGGTAAATAATCTAAAACATCATTTAACCAAATAAATTGTTGTTTCATAGACAATCGTTCCTCTTCTTCATCCATCATACCTTGATACTGACGGTTTACTCGAAATCGATTTTTTTCTCTTCCTGCTTTATATCCTTCGTGGATTTTCTTTCTGGATTGAGAACCATCTTTACCATCAAAGGTTACTATACATCGAGTTGGATTGAATTCTCTAATTTGATATCCAATGGATTTGAGGGAACCAACAACTCCACCCGTATGGTCACCATCCTCATTCATTGTAGGGTTGGTTGTCCAACTTCGGATGAAGGTGTTTAGCCCATCAATAATTAGAACTCTACTATTCCTTTCACGAAGGTGATTCGTTTTATGTTCCTCATTTACTTCGTTGAGGATGTTTTTGTAGAGTTTCTTCATTATGTAGTTGTTGTTGTATAAGTGATTGTATCTTCACCACCGAAATATTTTTCAATGGTTTCTAATCTATCATTTGCATCACATAGTTTGGATAATGCCTCTTCTGCGTTTTTATAAAAATCATCAGTTGAGTGGTCTCCAATACCTACTGCATTATTTTCCAACAACTCCAATGTAAGAAGTGCTTTTGCTTTATCTGCTTCTGCAGATGCTTTAAGCATTGCTTTTAATTTACTCATAACTTATTATTTTATTTTATTCCACAACCTCAGCTCCGTCAGTATCTAACTCATGTGTTTCGATATCTTTAGAATCTGATTTGTATTGTAAGATAGTTGCTTCACAAATCTTTTTATAGATTTGGTCTCTAATATCTTCTCTTTCTTCCATCAAGTCGATGAAATCTTTGGATTGGAATTTAATTTCCTCACCAGTCTCAGTATCAATGTAAGTGTACCATGCACCACCTTGTTTTACCAACTTATTTTCTTTCATTACTCCAATCCAAGAACCGTAGTTATCGATTCCTCTATCAAAGAATATTTCAAAATCTGCTGCACGAAGTGGTGGTCCCATTCGGTTTTTGATAACTTGACATCGTACTTTCATACCAATAGTCTTGTCTTGACCATTTACTTTTTGTTTGATTTGTCCCATATTCTTCAATCTCAATCTAACAGAGGCATGGAAAGCAAGAGCTTTACCACCTGAAGTTGTCCATGGGTCACCAAACATAGCATTCATCTTTTGTCTTAACTGATTAGTGAATACTAAAGTAATCTTTTGTCTTCCAATTAAATTGGTAATCTTTCTCATCGCCTTAGAGATAATAATAGCTTTATCAGTAGCATATCCATCTTTACCATAATCGGCTGCCAACTCATTTTTAGTTGATGCCGCGGCAACTGAATCTACTACGATTGTTACTAACTTATCTTTTTGTGTGGTTCTTACCTTTTCAATGATTGTTTCAGTAAATTCGAAAATTTGTTCTACTGAATCAGCTGATACATAAAGTAGTTTTGCTACATCTACACCAATTGCTTCTAAGAATTCTCTACTTACCGCAGTTTCAGTATCAATTAAAACTGCAACACCACCTTGCCTTTGTGTTTCAGCAAGGAGGTGTGCAGATACTAATGATTTTCCACTTTGTTCTAAACCAGTTACTTCGGTAATTCTACCAACAGGTAGTCCACCATAAGGGCGATTAGAAATTGCAACATCCAACATTGCTGCTCCTGTTGATATCCATCCATCTACATTTGTAGGTGCATCATCCTCTCCCAAGAAGAAAGCAACTTTTTGGTCTTTGTTTGTTTTGTTTAGCTCGGAAGCCAATTCCGCAGCTAAATCCATTTCTTTTTTCGCCATTTAATTTAGATTATCCGTTAAACAAGTCATCAAATGCTGATGCCACATCATCCATTTTCTTCTTTTCCTCAACCGTTGGTTGTGATGAAGGTGTTGGAGCAGTATTTTCACTCACTTTAGTTGTAGATGTTGAAAGAGTTTCTTGAGAAACCGATTCTTCACCATCTTCTGCAGTTGGATTCAACCAACCTTCCAATACTGATTTCAATTCTTCATAAGATAATTCTGAATAGATATCCGTAATGTTAGTTTGGTTCTCCATAAAGTTAGTTTGTGCTGCACTATCTTCAGACAATGGAGTTTGGTTTGGTTTAATACGAATTGTAGTTACAGGATAAGAAGTTCCCGCATCTTCTGCTGATGTATATTCAATAGTAATATCTCTACCACCATTAACATCGGTAATATCACCATAATCAGGGTCTGCGATGTATCCTAATAATTCTTGGTAAACAGTTTTACCGAATCCCCAAAATCTTACACCTTCGTTTTCTTCACCTCTTACGATGACAGGAACGAATGTTCTTAATTTTGGTTCCATTTTCTTGGCTGCTTTCCAATCTTCTTTATCACCCATTCTCTTCAACTTATCAGCAAACTCAACGATTGGGTCTGGTCTACCAAATGAACTTGGAGACAAGTAAGTTTTGTTGTTGATGTTGTAGTGAAAGAATAACTCGATGAAAGGATTTTCAGGAGAAAATTTGTAAGGAACGATTCTTACTTGATGTTTACCTGGAGTAGGTTTCCACAAATTGTCTTTGCGGTTTGAAGTGTTTTGCAGTTTGTTCAGTCTGCCTCTGATTGCATTCAAATCAAGTGCCATAATTTTTAAGTTTTAATGTTTATAATTTATAATTTAGGTTTTATTAAGGTGTCTTTCCTACACCATGTATAAATATCAAGAAACCCTATTTTTGGGGGGCTTTTTGGATTTATTTGATACAAATATACGAAAAATATTTTACACTACCAAATCTTTTTTTACTTTTTTTTTGAGTGTGATTTTTCAATTTGTAAGTACAAATATAAGGAAAATATTTTAGAATTCAAAATCTTTTCGATTATTTTTTAGAAAGTTTTGCACTGCACCGATAAATGCGGTATGAGGAATGTATTTGTCTGACATCTTCTCATAATTTGATTGCATTTTGTTATAGACATCATCTGAAAGAAAGTGGAGACCTTGACTTTTTAAGGTGTTATTTAGTACCGTATCACTAATCAAACCATTACCATCCAAAATCCAACACCATACACCCCAACCAGCAGAACCATGGTGATATGGGAAGTCATACGAGTTTGGAACTCTCCATTGACATATTTCCAAAATCTTTTCTACTAACTCTCCTCTTTTCAAATCATGTTTTACATATTTCCAAAATGGTGTATCTTCTCTTTCAACCATATAATGGATTTGAATTAAATCTCTGAATTCATCCAACATTTTTCCAAAATGGTCATTATATGCTTTGATGTTTGATTCTCTAACTAAGTTTTCTTTGATATGAGATAAACTATGTTGTGTTAGGTGAACCATTTGAATAATCGTAGAATGAATAGATGTTGCTTCTAATGGTTCTAAGAAAGAAGATGATAATCCAACTGCGAGTACATTCTTTTTCCAAGTTTCTTTTAACCTACCACTATCAAACTTTATATTTCTAAGTGGTTCAATTTTTCTACCTGTTATTTCTTGCATTTCTTTTAATGCTTGTTCTTCTGAAACAAATTTGTCAGAATGACAATACCCACAACCATATCTTGTTTGTGTTGGAATTTGCCACATCCAACCATTTGGCATTGCCCAAGCAAGAGTTGATGGTCTAATTACCTCATCCTTTTCCATTGGGTGTGTGTATACTAACGCAGAATTTATTGGTAAGTAATCCGAATAAGAAACCCATTCTGCACCTACCGAATTTATTAGTACTCTATTGAATCCCGTACAATCAATCCAAAAGTCAGATTCAATTTCAGTACCATCTGATAGTATTACTCTTTGTAATTCTCCATTATTTGGATTTAGATTTGTATTTGAAACTGTTCCCTTTTGTACTTTAACTCCATTTTTTAGAGCAACTTGTTTGAAGTATTCACCAACCTTGTACGAATCAAAATGATATGCATAACCTTCATAACCACCATCTTCTGCTTTTAGTGGGAATGCAGATAAGTTTTTATCCCATAAGTATCTGTTTAGAGTTGCGTATGATGATTCATCATACTTTTTTGTAATACAATAATCAACATCACATGGAAGTTCAAAACTATTTGTTTGTTGAAGTGGTTCGAAGAAAAAATCACCAACTCCATTCCAATCTCTACATTCAAGACCTAACTTAAATGTTGTGTTACAATTTTCAAAAAACTGTTGTTCACTAAATCCTTCTAAATCTTTTAGAGTGTTTACTACTGCCATTGTCATAGCACCAGTTGAACCCTCACCCGCACCAATGATTGGGATGTCTTCACTTTCTATAACAGTAATATCGTATAAGGGGTCTTGTTTATCTCTTATATTTATTCGTGCAAGGAACAAAGATGCCATCCAACCGGCAGTTCCTCCACCTACTATAACAATTTTCATATTTTATAAATTTTCTATAAAGTAATTTTTTATTTCATCTCGTTTTTCTTCCCAAACGGATTGACTTATTATTTCGGGAGCAGATGAACCAGTTTCTGATGATGATATAAAAGAATTTAATATACCATCGTATTTTACACTTCCAGAAAGTGAAGTCATAGATATTGTAGTATTTGTACTACCACTAACATCTACAACAGATGAAGAAACTAATGTAATTATTTCAGTAGTTTCATCAATTAGTTTGAAGTAGTTGTTAAATGATTTTATATAATGGGTACTCATTTATAAATTATCATTAATGTATTGTTTTACCTCATCTCTTTTTTCTTCGTACTGAGATTGAGTTATTGACTCTGCATTACCCTCACTAACTATTTGATTAAATTCATCAGATACATTAGTTGGGGCACCACTATTATCAATACTCATTGCCGCACACTTATTGTCTGCGTTTATTGTTACACTAATAACTTCTCTTGTTTCATCAACAAGTTTGAAGTAAGTATCTCCCATTTTGTAATAATGTGTTGCCATAATTTTTAACTTAAATTGTCTATTCTTATAAATTCATTACTCTGAGTATATAGACCACTATAATTTCTATAAGTATTTGCTCGTTCGTATACATTTAATAAATATCCTCTATAATTGGAATAAATTCTTCGATAGTTGTAATTCCATGCACTACCCCAAGAAATTCCATTATCAAAATAAATATCATATCTTCTACCATACGGTTCAAATCCTAACCAAGAATTTGGATAATAACGATTTATAGTTCCCCATTCCCAACGTTGACCAATATATTGTTGATTCCAATGATACCAAGTTATTCTTGTATCAACATCATTCCGACTCTCTCTTTGTTGAAGTTGAATATGAGCACTACTTGCTCGATGGTCGTATCCTCTCCAATCAGAATATGCGTATCCTGAATTTGTTTGTCCAACACCAAGTGGATTTCTATCTCTACTTCGATTTACCGCGCCATAATATCCATTTCTTGCATGCCATATTGACATATAAGACCTGTAATATCTTCCAAATTCGGTGTTTATGTTTGAAGCTTCGACTCTTCCTGATGTTGATATAGGCATAACTAAATATAATAAAGGGTTTTCGTTTCTAAATCTATATTACATTCATGGTTATTATTTCTATTAACCACTTCCCACATATCGGTAGGCATATTAGAATCTCGTTCTACATCACCATCAACAACTTTTAGAATATCAGTTGGTTCTATTTTTTCTTTTGTAGATTGTACTTGAAATACAATATGTTCTGGTTCACCAGAAAATCCTGCATTTACCACCTTACATAGTTCAGTTGCCATAATAAAATTCCTATCTAATTAAAAACTCGTATACCAATATAGTATAAATAGTTCCTTTTAGAAATCCTATCCATGCAGATAAAATTGGGTTCTTTCGAACCCAATTGTATTTTTTTTCTATATAACTCTTATACCACATTATAATGATACTAACATATCCATCAACTCTTGTTGAGGAAATAAGTCAAATTTATCTTTACGAGTGTTAGTGTGTGTCCAAGTTCCTTTTACTTTACCATAGTAAGCATCTTCATTGAACTCAAATGCTGCAGCACCCTTTTCTTTGATTAAAGAAGGTAATCCAGCTCTGATATCAATTCCATCTCTTTCACCGATAAACTTCATCCACTTTTCTAATTGTTCGATTTGTTTATCAGAATATCTATGCCAAGTTTTATGTCCTCTAAATTCTTCTTTTAGAGTTACGATTTGTGAATCTGCTACTTGAGTACCAGCATAAGTTTTTCCATCTACTACATATCCAAAATTACAAATCTCAATTCCTACTGAATGTACATGCATATGCTGTGAACCATTCTTACCTAAATGCCATGCGTAGTTACCTTCTGGGAAACATTGTAATAATTCACCATCGTATCTTTCATCGTTTCCTTTTACCGATGGTCCACCCATTACCCATTCAGTAGCAATAGTTCCACCATCACTATCCCAATACTCAACACACTTATAAGGATTATGCCATCCTGCAGTGTGATGTAAGAAAAGATATTCGTAGTTTACAGGTCCATGTTTATATTCATCTTCGGGCATAAAGTATTCTACATACTCTAAATCACCTTTAGTTACTTTATTCTTTGAATAGATATCTGGTGCATCTGATTCTTCTTGTCCAGTTGCATCAGTATCATTTAATCCCATTGCTGCCCATGTTCCTTTGCCAACTAAACCATCAGCATCTAAACCATTTAGGGATTGAAAATCTTTTACGGCTTGTTCCGTACCCTTTCCGAAGATTCCATCAGCACCAAGACCTAAAAATTCTTGAACTGCCTTTACATCTTCACCTCTTGAACCTACTTTTAATAGCATATTTTTTTATTTAGTTTTGATTAAATTCTATAACTTCAAAGATACGAGTTTGAATTCGTTTCGTACCTTCTGTATTTGTAAGAATTATTGAATTTTTAAATTTTTGCCAATCAATAACAAATGTTTTATCTAATATACCCCCATTTTCTTCTCTCACTAATTGATTTAGTGCATTAATTGTATATAGGGTATTTGATTCTTTTTTTCTGTGTATTAGAATCGTATCTTCTAAAGGTTGGGGTGGTTTGAACTCTGTATTTATGTTGTAAGTAACATACAGCTCATCCAAATTTGATTTGTTCTGTAAAATATAGATATAGTTATATACTATCACATAAGTCTCCCTAATATCTTGTAGAGTCTTTTGTAACCCATCCTTTGAAGTAAATGTACACAATAGTTGTGTTTTCATATATTTTTCTCTCTATTAATCAATTACCTATAAATATCACAGAATATTTTTGGGGTATGTTTAATCAATACCCAACGATTTCTTCAAAGCTTGTAATTTTGTTGAGTTTGAATTGTATGATTCAAGCAATTTAATTCTTTCTTTTATTTCTTCTTGTTGTTTAAGTGATAATTCATCAAAATCTGGATTTTTATCATCTTCAAAGTTAGATAAAATATCAGAAACCTCACCATCAACAACGGTTTTTCTATCTTTATCATCCCAAGAATTTACATCAGTATTACCATTTTTAAGAGCAAGAGAACCAAATACTGCTTGTGATACTTCTAATGTTTGTGCATTACCAATTCCACGAGTTCTAACCCCAATTGTATAAAGTGGTAACTCTGATGTACTACCATCTTCATTTTCCACCATAATAGCAATTACAGGAACACCTCTTTTTTTAGTAATTTTTAATTTATCTTTTATTTTAGCTTCAATCTCATTACGAAGTCTTTCCTTTTCTTCATCTGATGTTGCTTTTTGATATTGAGAATATAAATCACCGATTCCAAAAATACTTTGTATTGCATCACGAGTCATTTCCACCGCAGGGTCAGTTCCAAATACAGTTTTAAAATCACTTAAAGGTTCTTTTGGAAATAAAGTATCAATAATATGAGTATCTTCTATAATTTTTTCTTTAGTCTTTTCCTTCATTGTATCATTTGATTGAAAAGATTCGAATATATTTTCAGTCATTTCATTATCAAGACCTCTTAACTTACCATAGATACCATGTTTATTTTCAATTTCTTTTCTTTTAAAGAACGAAGCTGCAAACTTCATATCATCGCCAGTTTTTATTTCTTTTAAAATAGAAACAAATTCTTCTGGAGTTGTACTTTTAACTGCATTATCAATCTCTTCATCAGATAGTTTTTTGGCTTGGTCTACTGAAATACCTAATTTTCTTGATGCAATATATGCCTTTCTACTTCTAATGGCATCTTTTTTGGGCCCAAAAGTTTTATTGAATTCTTCTTCATCTTCTAATACTATCTTTGCTTGTGCCTCAAATAAACCTCTATCACCATCTATAATTTCAACTGCATTGTCAAACTCCGATTGTCTTCTATCATTATAATAATTTACTTGGCAGTTTTCTGGTAATTTAATTCCTGTTTTTTCTTCAAACTCTTTCATAGCTTTGCCATATCCACCATTTACGATGAATACTTTGAAGTCTTTTTTGAGAGAAACACCAATAGTTGTTCCATCGTTTAATTGAACAAACATATCAGCAGAAGTTCCATGTCCTTCACTACCAACTAATTTATTACCTTGTGGAGTATCCCATGCAAAGTGTTTGATGTTTTCAAACCCATAGACGGAATTTAAATGGTCAAATACAGCAAGACCCGATTTTACCCATGCAGGTGTAAGAACGGTTTTACTATTTTTTGCAATTTCTAAAAGTTCTTGTTCAATTTCTGCTCTTGCTTCTTCGTAAGATTTACCTTCTTGCATTAGTTGTTGAATCTTTTGTCCAGCATAAACTGTTACCGATTCACCAGTTCTTGATTCAGGTGTTCCAAGACCAACCCCTTTTTGTTGTTTCTTTGCATCTGCCTTGGTCATTAAGATTTGACTTTTAACTTTTTTAGAATCTTCCTTGGAAAGTTTTTCTTGTTCTTGTTGTGGGGTTAAGCTAGATGTTGTGTCAGAATCATCTTGAACAGTTGGGTCATGTGAAAAATCCTCTGGCCCACTTACCTCACCACCAGTTTTTTTAGTTTCCCCATCATCTCCTTGTTGAACATACTTACCATCTGCAGTTTTAGTAAATTTTGGGCCATCAAATCCATTTTTATTTTTCTTGTATCTCTCAAAGTCTTTTGCTAATACATACCCCTTACCACCGATGCCTTTATACTTATCATCCAATCCACCATCTTCTGCCTCAAATAAATTTTGAAATAATTCATTTTTGATTTCAGCTAATCCCAATTCATCCAATACTTCAGATAAGATTGCAAGATGTTCTGATTTTTTTAAATCAACAATTCCTTCGTTGGTTCGATACGAAACTTCGGTTAGTAAATCACTTATAAACTGCTTAAAATAATTCATGTGTAAATCTTCCTATATCCTATAAATATTAAAGTTTTGAGTAATCCGTACCCCATGATGCCTTTATTGGGAATCCATTCGATTCTACAATTTCTTTTAATTTTAACGCATCTTCTTTAGGAGTATCTAATGGATAAGAGAATAAGAATGAATCATAAGTATATAAGGTCAACTCAATGTCGGTTTGTTTAATAAACTCCAACACTTTCCCCATTACATTCATATTCAATTCAGTTTCAGTTGCTTGTAGTAAGTAATTAAATACTTTTTGAGGATTCGATTGTTCTATGTAATTTAAAGGTATATTTCGATTGTATGTCGATACATAACCCCTTTTCGATGATTCACTCCACATTTCCTCTATATACGCTCTAACCTTCTTATAATAAGGAATAGAATCAAACTCTTCGGGTATTCCACCATATAGTAATTGGAAGGTAATTCCTTTGGATTCATCATAAGGAACTCCATATTGGTCTGCTAACCATTGGTGAACCGAAGTCTTTGGTAATTCGTAATCAATCAACTTACCAATGATTCGAGGGTGATATGCATCATAATCCATTTGTAGGAATATGTGATTTGGTTTTGGGATAAAGACTTCTCTCGTACCATCCTTTTTATTTAGAGCAGAGAAGTTAATACCACCAAATCTATTCGAAGGCCTTGATGTAATCGTATATGGATTGTATTCGGTATATAAGGTGTTACCTTTGAGATGTTTAGAAGCATTGGGATATCTATCAAAAAATTTTTCCCTATCGACTTGGACGCCGTATTTCTCGATTTCTGAAAGGAGGGGAATCATTGTATCATCAATCCAAGATTTAGTTGGAGTAGGAAGATTAAGATTGTCAACAAACGAAGTTAGATACTCACCCCATTTCATCAAAGGTGCAATCTTTCCTAAATTTTCTCTTATACCCATTCGGGTATAATGTGAGATAAATGGTTGATTTTGTACCTCATCGGGTATAGTTTGATTCTTTTCAAAGAAGTAATAATTGGATATATCAAAAATATTTTGTATCTTTGTATCCATTTGTAATAAACCTTTCTTATTCCATACCCATTTTGGTTGTGTGGAGGTTGAGAGGTCTAAATGATGGGATTTCCCATCAATATGGTTGTATATGAGAATAAAGTCAGTATTTCCCATCCTTACGAATAAAAAGGATAGTTCATTGTTCATTGGATGCTTCTCCAAATCAGACCATATAGGAATTACAATCGATGGTTCATTATTCCATCGTTGTAAGAATTCTTCTTTCTCTTTATTACTTTCTACTATAACCATTTGAATTGACAAATATACGAAAAATATTTGAACTATCCAAATTATTTTTTGTGAAATTGTAAAAGGTTAGGTAAGTAAAGTTGAATTCTTGGTATTGTTTTAGATGCTATTTGTACTGATGCAGAGTTTGATTTCTTTACATCTACCGGATTTCCTTTGATTCTCCAATCAAGTGATACACCTCTATAAAACGAAGATGTTAAAAATTTTATATAAACACCCTCGTTAACTTCATATATTGATGAATGCTCATCGTTTACCTTTTGAATAAAATATCGAGTAATATAACCCACTTTATATTCTATTTCCTTTGGTGTAGGTATATGAGTGCGTATCTTTGTATTATTATACTCCGATGAATTATTAGAAATTTTATTATATCTATCAATACTCATGTCTATTATCTTCTAAATCCTCCAGTAACTTCGGTTTTCCATACCATACCATCAATTGTATGTTTTACACTCAAAACTTGAAAGAATCCTCCTTTATATTTTTCAGGTATACCATCTACCTTAAATCTATCACCCCTTTTAATACCACTTATTCCATGTATTGAAAATGAAAAATTAATTGGCATTAAAGGAGAAACTTCGGATTTATCTTTTTTTCCTTGTAGTTTAAATGCAGTGAATATATTACTATCTGAAAATGCACCTACATAAAGTGAATTATATAAATCTCCACTTGTAGTAGAAACTCTCGTTAATTCAACTTTTGGTAAGAATGATAGTTTTCCAAGTAATATATTTAAATTATCTTCTATTAATTCATCATCAGTCCTATCATCCTTTACTGGGTCTTTTGGTGGGGCTTTCTTTTTTATTTCAACTCCTAACAAATCCTTTTCATCTGAAAATAATGTTTTTGGGGTTTCTTTTACATCACCATTTAATGCAGCACCTAATCTTCTACCTATAATTTGGTTCATCTTTGCACCACTAATATCCATATCAAATGAAGAATCAATAAATATGGAATCCGAACCTATTAAACTAAATTCGTATGTATTATCACTTTTAGCACCATCAGATACAAAGTTTAATTCGTGAACTGTTAGTTGTGTAACTCCAGTTGAATTTCCATTTTCATCTTTTAGTTCATTTTCTTGAATTTGAAAATCCCACATTCCATTTACAGCAGAGGACATACCATTTAAAATTTGATACAATGCATCTTTAACAAAGAAAGATTCAGTTTCTAATATATTTTTTGCAAAATCAAAATTTACATATAAATTATCCAAATAACCCCAATATTGTGCAGTTTTTGTATCACTTTCACCAATTAAATTATCAGTAGGTGTAGTTTGTGAAGGAAACTGAACCAATCCCCCATCTGATTTTTTTACCGAATTATCAGTCGTACCACCACCTTTATCAGCAGTTACAATATCTTTAATTTTACTTTTGGGTTGTATTTTACCTAAATTAAACTTGGGCCCCTTTGGGTTTGGTATAAATAACTTATCTATTTTAGTACTATAAATGTTTGGAAATGCAGAACATTTTGTATCTTTTGTATTTATTTCAAATTTTATAACTTTATTGGGGTCGTTATTTAAAATATATCCCTCTACACCTATTTCAGAGAATATTCTCATAAGTGTACTGAATTTTATGAATCTTGCATCAGATGTTATTTTTGTTCCAGTTGGAAATGTAACATCCTCATCACCAATTTGCTTTGTATCTCTAACCAAACCAAAAAACCACCCATCTGTTGTACTATTTAATTTAGAATTTGTAGAGTCATCGAAATTTATAAAATTTTCTTGTTTTGCAAGTTCAGATTCTAATGCCTGTATTCTTTCAGTTCTTCTGGTTTTTGGTAAGTCATTAAATGCCTTCATCCACCTTGACTTAAAGTATTCATCTTTATTATTACTAAATTCACTTATTCTAATTTTCTGTGTTCCATAGGATGGTGCACTAACAAGTGTTGCATCTTCATTAGAGTTTTGTTCACCAGATTCACTTGCTAAAAGATATGCAGGTAATTCAACATAACCTGAACATTTTACATTTATATTCCAAGTATCACCATTTAAAGTAATACCACCACCTGTCATAAATCCTAAATAGTTATCATACTCTCCTTCAGAACTTTCTCTTATTGCATTTGTATTTGAGAATGTTTGATATTTTGCAATATTCTCTGCAGTTAACTGCTGTAATCCACTTACTCCAGCATCGGTATTCCAACCCCATTCTATAAACATAGAATAACCTGGTTCTAAAAAGTATTTACTCAAAGTTTCCATTTGTTCTTTTGAGTATGCAGTAATTGTAAAAGATGCCTTTCTTGATAAATTACCAGTACCTTCATCAATTTCTAATGATGAAACAATTGGAGATGGCCTATATCCTTGCCCCTCATTTGCATTTATAGATGCACCACCCCATGTAGTTCCAACTGTACCTGATAGTTTGTCATTACCATATATTCCATTAGTTGCACTTCCTGCTGCTTTAAATAAATCATAATTAGGATTTGATAATAGAACAAGACCACCAGGACCGGTGCCAGATGTAATCCTAACCCATGGATTTAATTTAGATATATTATATACGCTACCTCTTCTATTTTTGAGTTTTGTACGAATATAATCAGATATATTTGAAAATTTAGGAAATGTTGACATAACCTATTATTTAAAATTATTATTTATCTCAATATAGTTTTGTGGAATTCTTAATATTGTTCCATCTTTTAATCCAAATGGTGCATTATGAATATTGTTTGCTGCAGCAATTATCCACCACAAAGATGCATCTCTGTAATATTGATATGCAAGTGTATCTAATCTATCACCAGTTTCGCTAGCAACATAAATATCATCATCTCTTAATGGAATTTCTGGATATATTTTAGAAGTATATACAGTTCTCCCATCATTTAATTTTTTTGTTTTATTATTTTGATATCTACTTGCCATTATTAACTTGTTTGTGGTGTAAATGAATATAATCTTCTACCTTGAGTTGTACTTCTACTTTCCAAAAATTTAATTGTAATGGAAACATCAGTAATCATAGGTAATCTATAGCCTTCCATATCTACACCTTCATTTGATATAGAATCTACTTTTTTATTTATTTCCCAAGGTGTAGATTCTGACCATGTATGTGATAATGATTCTATAAATGCAAACTTACCTTTATATAAATCACCCATCGTAAATTTAATAAATGGTGGAACTATTGCAGATGATTCCGAATAAAATCCTTGTGGGAAAACTAATGTATTTAAAAAATTTATTTTATCCCACCCTGCCTTGTGCTCTTCTGCATTTAAAGAAAATACTTTAAAGTTAAATGAAACACTTCTTTCAATTCCACTATATGTGTAGTAACTAAATGGTGAACCAATAAATTTACCACTATCCCATGATGGTGAAAGTGTTTCGGTTAAACCAGTTATTGTTGATAAAAAATTAACTGACCTACCTCTATGTATAGAAGTAAATTTAAGAGGTACTGTATCAAGTTCATCTATTGGTGTATTATCTATATTTAAACCATCTGATTCTTTATAAACACCACTCGTATTTACAGCAATACCATAAGATGATTCATTATTTTTATTTTTAGAAAAATTATCTAAATTTTGTTTTCTTTTTTCAATTTGACCTTTTGATAATTTTCCTGCTCTGTTTATTTGTTTATTTAATTCAATATCTGGAAATGGAGAATTTTTTAATAATCCAAATTCTCTATTTTCTTCGGCATCATCAGATTTTTGTACAAATTTACTTGGTAATGCAAATGTACTTGTTTCCTTACCTAAAATTCCAAAATTTTTAGTTTCAACAGTTGTTATACTTGGTTTAAAGAAAGATGAATATGATGAACCTCCTGCATCAAAAAATTTACCAGAATCACTAACAAAGTTTGGAAGTGAACTATTAAATGTAGTTAAAGATGTTCCTGCACTTGTAGCACTTAATAAATTATTTTGTGTGTTTGACCCATAATTTCTTACTATTTTAACTCCGTTTGCAAAACCTGGAAAATTGTCAAAATCATAATTATTTTGTGATGGGGCATTTCCACCTCCTACTAATTTATCTCTCAATAAACCTTTCCCAAATTTCATTGCCTCACCAATTACTTTAGAACCTAATTGATTTGGGTCAGTTAGTGAACCAATTCCACCTTTTAACAATCTACCTAAAAGACTTCCTTGTGAACTATCTTTAATATTTTGTAATACACCTTGGTAATCTTTTTGAATACTATTTGTTGTTTCCAAACTACCCTTTGTAGGGTCTGAAAAGTTTTTTGTGAATGTAGGTGTTGCAAGAGATGGTATGCCTAATGTTTTGGTAGCAAAAGTTCTAACTGACTTAAATACCTTACCAATAGGACCTGATGGAAGTACACCAGATGTTTCTGCTTTCATCTCTGATAATGGTAAGGTTTCTCTTAATACCATTCTACCTAATTCAGGCCCATACAATAGGGGTTGTGAAAGTGTACCTAATATTCTAATACCTGTTGTCTCTTGTTCAAATACTCGTTCTCTTAATGTACTACCATTATTACGCCTTAATAAATTAACAGCTTTCATTGTAGTAGCATTAATTACAGGAGAATTGGATGATAATGGTATATTATTACCATTTCTAATCGCATAGACCTCTTGGGCAGTTTTACCACCTTGACTTTCTAATTGTTTACTTTTAAATAATTCTTCTAATGTAGGCATAGTTATACTGCGTATGAATTACTTCCTATTTTATCATAGACCTTTGATAAGGTTGATGCAACTTTTTGTCCATCCATATAAACTGCAACTTTACCATTGGTTAAATCGTTTCGTAACCCTTGAATTTCAGTTAATAGTTCGCGGTCTTCACCACCACCACCATCACCACCTAATAATGAATTTAACCCAGTTGCAACAGTACCAACTACTGACAAAGCCATTAATCCTGGTGCGGCAAGAACTCCAGCTACACCCAATGCTATTAACGAAGCTGATAACCCCATTAATGAATATGATAATAATGCTATTGCTGGGATTAATAGTACTAATCCACTAATTGTTGTAGCTACAGACATTAATTGTGGCATTAAAGTTCCGATACCACTAGCCATCATTTCAAATCCAGTTCCTATCGCTTGAAGTGCATGTCCTAATACCAATACTGATGCCGCTATTACTAACATTGCTGCTGCTCCAGCTAAAATTGCTACTGCACCAACTCCACTCATCATAATAGCACCCAATAGGGCAACAGCACCAACTAAAGATAACATCGATACCACAGCCATTCCAACTGCTTCCCAACTAACCTTCATAAATTCTTGTACTGCTTTTCCAAATACAAATACAGCACCAGCTACAATTACCATTGCTGCAGCACCTTTAAGAACTGCATTCATATTGATTTTAGACATAGAATCCATCATTCCACCTTTAGAAGCTGGATTTGCTTTATCTGATAAGGATTTCATTGGGGCAGTTTTATTACTCTTAAATCTCATATCAGGTGTACCATCAGCTTTAAGTGGACCTTTCGGTCCTTTACCAAAGTATGATTTAAATTTTTGTAATATACCACCACTACTTTTAAGATTAATACCCATTTGACCTGCTGCAATAGCCATACTACCCATTGCTTGCATTCCACTAAATAGTTGTGAACCTACTGATTTTGCAGTGTTTGCAAATTTTTCATAATTAGTTACTGTTATTTCTCCATTTTTACCTAATTTATCTGCATTGTCAGCCATTTTTTGGAATTCTGCAACAGATACACCTAATAATGCTGCGGTTTGTTTCTTTTGGAAGTAATCCATTTTATTGAATTCTTCTATACCACCTAACGATGAAAGTGTTTCTCTAACTGCACCACCTATATCTCCTTCATATGCTAATGCTCTGGCTCTATCTAAATTGATATTTCTACCTAACATTGCACCAAGTTCTAATTCTGCATTAATTGAATTTTCAAAATCTAAAAGGTTATCAGCAATACCAGAAACTTGTTGCATTGAAACCCCCAACTTACTAGCAGCAATGGCAGCCTCAGCAATATTCTTACCACCATTTTTTCCAAATAATGCAAATTGTTCAGCAGAATTTGCTACATCAGCCATTACATCAGCAGGAACTAATCCATTTTGTTCTGCAAGGTTTTTAGTAGACTGAATTAAGTTTTGTGCTGTTTTTGCAGACCCATCATTTAATCTAGCAAAAGAACCAGTTAATCCAGCAGCCTCACTTGCACTTATTCCTAAATTTGTAGCAAGTGCATTAGTTCTAAATTGTGTTAGTGCTGATACATCACTTAATCCACCAAATTCTTTTGAAAGAGATTTTGTAGTTTCAACTGCATTTGGAAATATTGTTGAAAATAAAGTTGTTGATATATTTGAAGTATCTAATAAAGAACTACCTAATTGTCTTGAAGTTTCTAATAATTTCTTTCCAGCAGCTCCACCTGCTATAAATACAGCACCTAATTTACCAAGGCCTGTTGATAATAGTAGGTCTGCTGTATCAAAAATACCACCAACGGTGTCTTTTATACTCTCATATACTTTAAGTTGTTTATTTAAATAACCTTGTTGTTTTTCGGTTAGTGAAGACATTCTTTCTGCAATATCTCTTTGCTGTTCAAGAGTATTTATTATATCTTGATTAACCTCCTCATTTTCTCTTAATAGTTCAATTTGGTCATTTATATCTGCTAATTTTTTTGCTCTACTTATTTCATCTTCAGCTGACATTGATAACAATTCTTGTGTTGCTGATGCAACTGAATTAATACTATCTTGTGTTACCGAACCTAATGTTTGTTGAGAATTTAGCCTCTTTCTATCTAATTCAACTAATGAAGCCTGTATACCAGTTAGTCCTTTTAATTTACCTTCTTGTTGAATTAAAGTATCTACTATTATTTTAGTCTTTGCTTGTATTTCCTTTAATTGCTCGTTGTTTTCTTTTAATATTGTTACCTGGTTTTTATACTCTTTTGTGCCCTTTACCCTAGCCCTTCCAAGCTCGTTTTCAGTGCCTAATAGTCTATCCATTTCAGCTTTGGCAGCTGCAACGTTTTCCTTTAATTTTTTTATTTCATCACTTGAGGCCATCTAATGTATACTATTGGTAATATTTTAAATCATCTTCTAGCTCTTTGGCTAACTTATCGATTTCTTTCATTTTTTTAATGATTGGAGGTGGAACTTTTTTATTTTTTTCCGCCTGTTTTAATGCTCGATTTGTAGCATTGGATTTTAGTCCATCAAAAAATGAATCAGAAAACTTTTTGGCTGCACCAAATAAACCTTCGTTTGTTTTTTGTTTTGACATGGGTAATCTCTTTATAGTTTTATACAACTATAAATATTGGATAAAAAAAAAGTGAGGATTATTTCCTAACCCTCACCTTTGACTTTCTTTCTATTTTCTTATGTTCTTCTGCTTCTTTCTTTTTTAACTCTAATAACTTATTGAAATAGAACTTTCTCCATTGTATAGGCATGAAGTAAACATCTCTCCAAGTAAATCCGTTACCAAAGTTAACCAACTCCCAAATTTGGTTGTGAAGTTGGATACTATAATCATTCGGAAGGGTAAAAAAACGATACCCCAAACGGGATATCGAGTGCCTCCTCTTCACCCGTCAACTCTGAAACAAAGTTGAATGTTAAATCCATATCAGGACTTAACCCTTTCACAAATTTTCTGAATGCTTTAGTGTCTAATGCTAGGAATGAATTTTGTACCCATTTAGTAATGAATCCTCTATCTTGGTTACCATCTACTGATTGAATCATATACTTTAAACGAGTTGTTACATCAAATGTAGCATCTCCCTTTCCTTTATATAATCTAGCTAATGCTTGGTTTTCTTTACTAATTTCAATCTCATCACCATGTGTTAGAAGTTTAAATTCTAATTCAGTTCCACTTTTTGGTAAAGTAAACTTATATAGGTTATCACCATTGAGTAACTCTTCATTAAAATCTCTGGTTTTTACCTTTGATAAATCAATAGTTACTTTTTGTAATTCTAATGTAGATGGGTCAGTTACCTCAACAACATAATCAGAACCATAACCCATTACTCTTGTTGCTAAAAGAATTGCATTTTTATCACCGATAAAGATATCATTTATATCAACACCTGGTTCTACAACAACTGATTCAAATAGTTTATCTAAAACTATACCCTTTTTAATTAAAGATTGAGATGCAAGAATATCTTCTTCTCTTGCAGTCATGTATTTAATTTCAACATTTCCTTTTCTTAAAGGATGTCCTTCTGGATAAACTAATCCCTTTGATGGTAAATCCACTACCTCGGTTGGGAAATCGAATTTATTTTCGCTCATAATTAACCTTTATTTGTTTGTATATATAAGTATATGGAAATAAAAAAGTTGTAAAATGAAAAAAGGTTCTCACAAAGAGAACCTTCTTCAAATATATAGATAGTAGTGGATAATATCTTAAAACTCTAACACAGCGTAATCGTATGCCAATGTTAGTGAAATTTCAGCAGGGTCATTAGAGTCGAATGCCAAGTCATTGAAATTAGCAGCAGCAATGAAAGCACCTTTCAGTTTCCATTGTTCAATTTTATCACCAACTGGACCTAACATATAGAAATCGATATCTTTTTTGTAGAAATCTGCATATCCTTTTCTACCAGTTAAAGATTCATACCCTAATCTTACCCATTCCATCACTTGTTGTGCTCCACTTGGAACGATTGGGTCATATAGAGTAATTTCGATATCTTGCCACTCACCTTTACCTTGTAGTTTTCTATAAGTGTTGATGTGGTCTAACTTTACAGTTTCGAAATTGATAGCTGGTCTACTTGCTGCCTTAATTAAGTACGACTGAATACCATCAATCTCCATGATGTATCTGTTCTTCATCTTCGGTTCGAAGTTGGTAAAGAACATTTCGTTAAATTCTAATACTTCTGCCATTTTATTATTTTCCCTTTTATACTAATAAATATTAGTTGTTCATTTTTTTATCTTATGCCGAGAAAGATGCCCCAGTTGGTAAGATGTTGAAATCAATTACGATGAATTCAGCAGTCTTAGCAGGTTGTAAGAAAATCTGTCCAGCAAGTATGTTTCTATCAACTACATCAGGTGTGTTGTTAGTTTCATCCATAACCACTTTGAATGCATACAATCCTTGTCTTTGTTGGATACCCTCTAAATAAGGTTGTACTGTATTGATAAATCTACCTCTTGTTTGAGCAGTGTTTTGTTCGAATACCAAGTATCTTGAAGTACTTGCAACAAATTTCTTAACTGCAATCAACAATCTTCTTACATTGATTCTATCTAATGCAGAAGCCTTATCTTGTAGAGTCTTTTGTCCAAATGCAACAATACCTTGTCCTGGGAATGAAGCAATTGGGTTTACTTTGTTTTCATATAAAGTATCTCTTTCAGAGTGAGTTAATCTATTCAATACTGATACTGCACCAATAATACCACCTCTATTCAGACCAGCAGGAGCAAACCATTCAGCTGCAATTGCATCGTTA